AAAAGGATTTGGTCACGCTGCGCTTCCAGCACAGGGTCACTTGGCCCCGCTAGGTCAGGCACTAAGGTTGGCATTTCATAATGATCGCCATAATTCAATTCGCAAATGGAGCGGATTAACTGCTCGTTAAGCACATCAGCCGCCCATTCACAAACATCCTGCAACCTTGTCCTGCGAACATCTTCGTGAACATCGCCCAATGCTCTGCTGCCAGAATCTCCAACATCTGTTGTTAAGGTTTGCCCAAGAATGGTGATGTCACAAAGTTTGTCCGCTAGGTTGATAAAATAGCTTTGAGGGTTGTCCTGCCCCGACTTGCCTGCCTCCTTGAACTCAACCTGTGTTCCTGCCGGGAAGGCTCCCCACGCTGCTGCTCCCATATTTTCCAACATGTCAGCAATGTCGTTCTTTATGTTTGCCGCTGCACCGGGGTCATAGGTTGCCCAACGCAAAGGCTGTCCGAAAACCTGTGCGAAGTTCAACAGCCAATCCCGGCAGTAATTTTGACCGCTCCACCAATAGGCTAACTGGCGCAAAAGGCCATACCCCATTGAGTTGCCGGAACGGTTCTTGTAAATCCCAATCAGAAACTTGTTAGCTGGAAATTCCTCGTAAACCCCATCCCCTTGCGGCGACAGCATTAAGTCAGGACTGTCATACGGGAATGAGTAGTAACGAGGGTGACAAAAGTAAGTTGAGGCGGGGCAGATACCTTCCGGCTTTACCTCCCAAAGTATTTCCTGCACGGAAAAGCCTTTGCCAACCCCATCGCATAAATCGTAAATGGCATTACGGAAGCCGTTCGTGCCTTCAATCGGATTGCCTACCCAGTTATCAATCGCATACTGAACAAAGTCGGCTTTTTCCTGCGCGGAATCTGTTGGCCTTTCCCCCCGCTCAGTAAAGGGCATAACGGTGTATGTTGCCCCTGCTGCTGCGCTTTTAAGCTCATGCAGATTCTTTGCTAACCTAGACCATGAGTCCTCCATTAACTCGTAGACTTGGTATTGTTGGCGAATATCCCCGCTTAAGGCGGCACGGAGTATGGCAATTACATTGGCTGGGCTTTGTTTGCTGCCCAGCGAATTGCTGTCCATGCGGTCACGGGTACTCGGCGCAACCACTCGTTTACCGATGCTTGTCCCGTTCGGTTCCTTCTTGGCACTAAACCAGTTGCCCAAGCGGTTACTTAATCCTGCAATCATACCAAGGTCGGTCTTAATCCTGCCAATTTAGCTCGGCCAAGGATTATGTTGTCTGTCTCCTGTATCGCCCCTGTCCCTTGATTAAGCACCGATGCGTAATTAGCCAAAGCCAAGGCGGTGCATCTGTCTGCATGGCCGTCAGCCCTTCGTAAAGCACGGTATTGCTTATTGCCCCCCGGCGTTGTTACTTCATTAACTGAATGCAAATCCTCGCGTATCGCACTATCCCTTGGCACTCGTAGGGTTCTTTCTTGGAAAGCCCTGCGTAAACCGGGGAATATCTTGGCCTTGAAGCCTTGCGTGAATGTGCATTGTTCCAGTTTATACTCAAAGCGATTGGCCAAGGATTCACTCACGGCGTTGCCAATGCCCGTTGAATCAATGGCTGCAAAGGATGCTTTGTTAATTCTGTCGGCAAGCAGTTCCTCCTGCAAATGGTAGGGAGTGTTTCGCAAAGCCAAAACCTCGCGTGTCCAAAAAACATCGCCCACCTTTTCAAGCGTCCAGCAAACAGTTAAGTCATGCTTTCGGCCAATATCAATCCCGACATAACGAACAGAACGCCCTGCTTCTTCATCGCACTCCACCGTAGCCTCGTCACTTACACAATCGTCAATGAGAGAGTAAGGCAGCAAAACATTGGCAGCGTCCACAAACTCGCATTCGTATTCCTGCTCCCATGCTTCGGGGTCATCCAAGCCACGCTTTAATTCTTCAGCGTTCATTGGCAGGCCTTCCTCAATAGCTGAGTGAATGGTTGTTTTGTGGCGAACAAAGTTAAGCTCATCAGCTTTGTTCCATATCTCAAAAAACTTGGAATTGCGCCCTGCTGGCGTGCTGATGATTCTTATTTTTAACTCCCCGCGCAAAGGGTTGGAAATAGCTGGGTAAATGGCCTCATAAATACGGTCAGGCCTTTCGTGAAAAGCAAACTCGTCCAGCACTAGGTTGGCTGAATATCCCCGCACGGTGTCAGGGTTGGCAGGAAGGGCAAGAATGCGGGAGCCATTGGAAAACCTTACCTCGCTTGTGCGACAGTCAGGCTTATCCAGCCCAAGAGCATCAGAAACAACCTTTGCAACCCTGTTACCCTTTACCATCCATTCCTCTGACTGCCTCTGGCCTGCTGATAATACAACCCAATCTGTGTTAGGTGCATCAACGCAACTGGCAACCGCTTCAAAAGCTGAACCTAATGAACCGCCAATCTGCCTTGATTTAAGCCAAATCTTAAAACGCGAATTATCAGAAACCCATCGCTGCTGATACGGGAGCATCAACTTAAATAAGGCTTCTGCGCGTTTTTCTTTGTCCATCAGTTGTTTTCGACGTTTGGCGCACCCAGCATTGAACGCCATGTGTTCACCAAAGTTTTTTCGTCAGTTACCAAATGACCAGAATGCTCGACGTTGATTTCTGACTTATCGCCCCAGCCACATACATTCTTCAGGGCAAAGATTAACGACACGACATTATCCTTTTCCAAGGCCTGCTGAATGATTTTGCGCTTAAGGGAAGTTCTTAATTTAGCCCTGCCCTTTTGATAGGCCACGCTAAACTCGCTTTCCTTGTCGCGCATTTGGCGGTCAATAACATCGTGGGAGCAGCCAAGCAAAGTACCCATTTCAGCCTTGGTGGCATTTAAACCGCCCAGCCTTTCAACTAGGTCTAGGTCGAAAACTATCCTTGGCCTGCCGCCGGGATGTTTGCCGTTATCTGCTGGGGTAGGGGATGTGAGTCGCTTGCCTGTTGTCGCTCCTGCCATTTGCAAAAGGAATGATTGCAAGCAAAGAAGGGCAGTAATCAAATACTAATTTAAGTCAATTAAGTATGATTCTGCAAATTTGAAGAAGTATTTTTGGTTTTGAAGTAATTATTTAGGTCATCGCGCAGGATTATTTTCTGTCTGCCTGCTAAAAGGGCATCAATTTGGCCCAGTTTAATCATCATTTGAACACGGTAGGGAGTGATTCCAATAAGTTTTGCAACCTCTGGAACAGAGTAGGAAGGTTTTGTTAAATTAGTGTGC